ATGGATGCCTCGATTGCTCCGGCCTCGCGGGCCGCCGCGGTGACGCCGAATGACAGTGCGATTGTCGGCGCGCGTGCGCTTTATATCGGCACGGCGGGCGACGTGGCGATTGCGCCGCGTCGGGACATGGACCCTGTCATTTTCAAGAGCGTGCCGGCCGGGACGATCCTGCCGGTGCATGCCGCGATCGTGGCGCTGACCGGGACGACGGCGTCCAATATCGTCGCGCTGTTCTGAGCGTTCAGACGCGGACCGATGGGCAGACCGACCAAGTTCAGCCAGGCGCTGGCCGAGAAGATCTGCGATCGCATTGCCGACCGGGAAAGCCTGCGGTCGATCTGTCGCGACGATGCGATGCCGGCGAAATCGACGGTGCTTTCCTGGCTCGCCGACGAGGACAAGGCGGCGTTTCGGGCGCGTTATGCGCTGGCGCGCGAGATCCTTGCCGACGGCTTTGTCGATGAACTGGTCGAGATTGCCGACGACAGCAGCAATGACTGGATCGAAAAGAAGAATGCCGCCGGCGAAACCACCGGCTGGCAGGAGAACGGCGAGGCGATCCGCCGCTCGCAGCTGCGCATCGCCACCCGGCAATGGGTGGCCGAAAAGCTGCGGCCGAAGAAATACGGCGCCAAGGTCGAGCCCGAACAGGGCGTTAGCGGCGAAGTTTCGCAACTGCTGGAAGATATCAATGGCAAGACGCGCGGACTTCCAAGCGGCGGTTGACCGGTTTTCCGACTGGCGCTGGCGGTTGAACAATCTCTACTGGATCACCGACAAGGCGGGCAAACGCGTCCGGTTCGAAATGAACCTGATGCAGATGACCTTCTTCGAGGAGATGCATTATCTCAACGTGCTCTTGAAGGCCCGGCAGCTGGGGCTGACTACTTTCATCCAGATCTTCATGCTCGATGCCTGCGTCTTCAACCGGGATATCAGGGCGGGCACCATCGCCCATACGCTCGGCGACGTGCAGACGATCTTCCGGGACAAGATCAAATACCCCTATGACAATCTGCCCGAAGGCATCCGCAACGCCGTGCCTGTCGTCAGGACCAACCAGACCGAACTGCTGCTCGCCAACAATTCGAGCATCCGCGTCGGCACTTCGCTGCGTTCAGGCACACTGCAATACCTTCACATTTCGGAATACGGCAAACTCTGCGCCAAATATCCCGACAAGGCGCGGGAAGTCAGGACCGGCGCGCTGAATACGGTGCAGGCGGGCCAGCTGGTCTTCGTCGAAAGCACGGCGGAAGGCCAGGAGGGGCATTTCTTCTCGCTTTGCGAGGATGCCCAGGTCAAGCAGCGCCAGGCGGCGAAGCTGACCGAACTCGACTTCAAGTTCCATTTCTTCCCGTGGTGGAAGGAGCCGCATTATGCGATCGCGCCCGAGGGCGTCATCGTCAGCGACGCCTTTGCCAAATACTTCCGCCAGCTTGCCGAACAGGGGATCGAACTGACGGAGCGGCAGAAGGCCTGGTACGTCAAGAAGGCCGAGATCCAGCTCGGCGACATGAAGCGTGAATATCCCTCGACGCCGGCCGAAGCTTTCGAAGCGAGCGTCGAAGGCGCCTATTATGCCGATCAGATGGCGGTGGCCGACGCAGAGGAGCGCATCGGCGTTTTCCCGCATGTGGAAGGCTATCCCGTCCACACCATCTCCGACATCGGCATGGACGATGCCAACAGCGTCTGGCTGTTTCAGGTGCTGCCCGGCCGCGTGAGGATGATCGGCTATTTCGAGCATACCGGCTCCGGCATGGACGGCATGCTCGACGAGCTGGAGCGGCGTGCGCGCGACAATGGCTATGTCTACGGCGTCCACAACATGCCGCACGACATCAAGGTGCGGGAATGGACGCGCGGCGGCATGACCCGCATCGAAGTGATGCTGAGAGAGATCAAGGCCCGCGGCCTCGGCACGGTGCGCAAGGTCGAGCGCGCCTATGTCCACGACCGCATCAACGGCACGCGGCGCATCCTGGCAAAGGTCGAGTTCGACCAGGCCGGCTGCGCCGACGGCATCAAATGCCTGCGCAACTACCGCAAGGACTGGGACGAGGATCTCGGCGTCTTCCGCGACGAGCCGCTGCACAACTGGGCCTCGCATGGGGCGGATGCTTTCGGCGGTCTCGCCATCATCTTCACCGGCCTGGCGCCCGAACCGCTGAAGCCGGAGCGTAAGCCGCTTCCGACCTTCCAGACGATGACCTTCAACGAATTTGCCGATGCCACCCCCAGATCTAGCGAGCGTGTTTGATGGAAGACGAGATAACGGCTTTTGAGGGCGGAGAGCGCTGGGATCAGGCCAAGATCGGCGCCCATTGGCAGCAGGAGCTCGAGCGCGCACAGCGCTATTTCAAGTCCTGGCACGACCGCTGCGTCAAGATCGAGAAGATCTATCTCGACCAGCAGTCCGACCAGACGAGCGCGGCCAAGCGCCGCTTTCCGATGCTCTGGGCCAATACCGCAGTGCTGCAGCCAGCCGTCTATGCCCGCGTGCCGCAGCCGGTCGTCGAGCGCCGCTTCAAGGATGCCGATCCGATCGCGCGCATCGCCTCCGAGATCGTCGAGCGCAATCTCGCTTTTACAGGCGAGGAGGCCGACCTCGATTCCATCATGCGGGCGGTACGCGACGATTTCCTGCTCTGCGCCCGCGGCACAGTGTGGCTGCGTTATGAGGCCGATTTCGAGCCGCTCGACATGGGGGTTGCGCCCTCGGAGCCGCCGGCGGAAGGCCGCTTGCCCGGCGAGATGGGCGCGACCCTCGAAGCGATCGCCGACGAGCGTGTCTGCGTCGATTATGTCCACTGGTCGGATTTCCTGCACTCGCCGGCCCGCCGCTGGAAGGATGTGACCTGGGTGGCGCGGCGCGTGCCGATGACCGACGAGGAATTGGAAAAGCGCTTCGGCCGTGAGGCGATCGCTTCGGGCGCGGCGCAACCAGCGGCCAGCGGCAAGGGCGCCAGCCAGGCCGAGCGACTGGAGAATGAGGGCAAGACCCATGTCTGGGAGATCTGGTGCAAGAGCGAGAACTATACCGTCTGGATCGCCGACGGCTCGCCGGTGGCGCTCGAAGTCTCCGAGCCGCCGCTCGATCTGACGCATTTCTGGCCTTGCCCGCGCCCGGCCTATGGCACGGTGTCGACGAGCTCGCTGATCCCGGTTCCCGATTACGTCTATTACCAGCAGCAATGCGACGAGATCGATCTGCTGACCAAGCGCATCAACAAGCTGACCGACCAGCTGCGCCTGAAGGTGTTCTATCCCTCCGGCGACGGCGCGATTTCGCCGGCGATCGAGAAGGCGATGCGGCCTGAAAACGACATGGTGATGGTGCCGATCCCGGAATGGGCGGCTTTCACCGACAAGGGCGGCTCGAAGGCTGTCGTGACATTGCCGATCGACGAGGTGCAGAAGGTGATCGTCGCCTGCATGGCGGCGCGCAAGCAGCTGATCGAGGATGTCTACCAGATCACCGGCATCTCCGACATCGTGCGCGGCGATACCCAGGCATCGGAGACGGCGACGGCGCAGCGGATCAAGAGCCAGTGGGGCTCGATCCGCATTCGCGACCGCCAGGCCGAGCTTGCCCGCTTCGCTCGCGACATCATCCGCCTTGCCGGCGAAATCATCTGCGATCAGTTCCAGCCGGAAACGCTGATGCTGGTCAGCGGCATCAAGCTGCCGACGATGGCTGAGAAGCAGCAGGTCGAGATGCAGATGCAGCAGATGCAGATGGCGGCGCAGCAGACGGCGATGCGGGCGCAGCAGATGGGCCAGCCGGCCCAGTCGTCCCCCGAAATGGCGCCGCCCGAACTGCCGCCGCAGCTGCAGCAGATGATGGGGCAGCCGACGATCGACGAGGTGGTGCAGCTCCTGCGCAATGACAGCATTCGCGGCTTCCAGATTGAGATCGAAACGGATTCGACGATCGAGCCCGACGAGGACGCCGAAAAGCAGCGGCGGATGGAATTCGTGCAGATGGTCGGCGGCTTCATGCAGCAGGCCGGCGCGATGGCGCAGCAGAGCCCGATGCTGGTGCCGGTCATGGTCGAAACGCTGATCTTTGCCGCCCGCGGCTTTAGGGCCGGCCGCCAGCTCGAAAGCATGCTGGAGCAGGTGGGAGGCCAGCTCTCCCAGGCGGCGAGCGCGCCGAAGCCCGAGCCGCAGCCTTCGCCCGGCGAGATGCTCAAGCTGAAGACGGCCGAGGTGAAGGCCGGCGCCGAGCAGCGCAAGGCCGAGCTCGGCGTGGCGCAGGCCGAGATCGAACATCGCGCCGCGGTCGAACAGGCGCGCGGCGAGATGGGGGTGCAGGCTTTGCAGCAGATCCCGCAGCAGTTCCAGGCTGAGCCGGCCTATCAATAGAGGATCAGAGATGAGAGAACGCTATTGCCGCGTCTGCGGCGACTGGCACCAGCTCGGCAAATGGCCGCACAACTGCCTGCCGGCGAAGAACGTGGCCCAGTCGGATCTGCCGGCGCCGCATTTCGTCAGCGACAGCATCGAGATCCAGTCGATGCATGACGGCAGGCATTACACCTCGAAAGCCAAGCTTCGTTCCGCTTATCGCGCAGCCGGCGTGGTCGAGATCGGCAATGAGAAGCCGCAGCCGATCGAAAAACCCAAGGCGGACCGGAAGGCGATCCGCAACGAATTGCGGCGGGTCTACGCCGAATACAACGCCTGAACGGGCATCAATCCCCGAAATAGGAACTTTCCCCAATGGATATGGAAGACCTGAACGAGGCCGGCAACGGCAGCGACGATTTTGACGCGTCCGGCGATAAGCCGGTCAGCATCCGCGACAGCCTGAGGGCGGCGATCGACACCGTCGAAGGCACAGGACCGGACGATATTCCGGCCCGGCCGCGCGACGGCGAAAACGGCCGTTTCCTCGCCAAGGGGCAGGAGCAGGCCGCCGCCCAGCAGCCGCCGCAGGCGCAGAGCCGGGAGCAGGGCGGCGAACAGCCGGCCGCCATCGGCAACCGGGTTCCGCCCGGCTGGTCGGCGGAGGCCAAGGCCCAGTTTGCAAGCTTGCCGAACGAGGTGCAGGCGGCGATCGCCAAGCGGGAGCAGGAAGTCGATCGCGGCTTCCGCGTGCTACAGGATTACAAGGGGCTGGAGGAATTCACCCCGATCGTCCGCCGGGCCGGCATGACCCATGCCGATGTCATGCGCCGGGCGATCGACTGGGAAAACGCGCTGATCCGCGATCCCGTCAATACCGTTATCCACGTCGCCAAGGTGGCCGGGGTCAATCTTCACGCCCTGGTCAACGGGCAGACGGGGGAGGCCCTGCAGCGCGGCGCGCAGGCAGGGCATGAGTTCCAGCGCCAGGCCGGGCCCGTCAATGTCGAGGCCACGGTCGAACATGTTTTACGCAAGAGAGACACCGAAACTCAAGTCGATGCCTTTCTTTCCGATCCGGCCAATGCGCATGCCGAAGACGTTCTCGACGACATGGTCGCCCTTATCAATGCAGGGCGGGCATCGACGCTGCAGGACGCCTACGACGCCGCATGCTGGATGCGCCCGGACATTCGCCAGCAGTTGATCAGCCAGACTGCGCCGGCGCCCGTCTACCAACAGCATGCCCAGAGGGCCGCAGCGGCAGATCAAGCCCGCCGCGCCTCGCGATCCATCTCTGGCTCTTCCGCCCCGGGCCCGACCCGCGATGCGGCAAGAGGCCAGCCCACCTCCATCCGCGACTCGCTGCGCGACGCCATGCGTTTTTCGCGCGGCCAAGTCTGATCAAAGGCCAATTCTGATCAAAGGAACGATCGATGCCCATTTCGCCCAACCTCTCTGAAATCGTCACCACGACGCTGCGCAACCGCAGCGGCACGGTCGCCGACGACGTGACGAAGAACAACGGTCTTCTCACTCGTCTGAACAGCCGCGGCCGCAAGAAGCCCGTCTCCGGCGGCCGCACCATCGTCCAGGAACTGCAGTACCAGGAGAATAGTACCTTCAAGCGCTATTCCGGCTACGACATCCTCAACGTCCAGCCCTCCGACGTCATCACCGCCGCCGAATACGACCTGAAGCAGGCCGCCGTCGCCGTCTCCATGTCCGGCCTCGAACAGCTGCAGAATTCCGGCGAGGATGCGATCCTCGACCTGCTGGAACAGCGCATCGAGAACGCCGAGACGACGCTGAAGAACAACATCGCGCTCGACTGCTATTCCGACGGCACGGCCGATGGCGGCCGGCAGATCGGCGGCCTGCAGCTGCTGATTTCGACGTCGCCGACCTCGGGCACGGTCGGCGGCATCTCGCGCGCCACCTGGGGTTTCTGGCGCAACCAGAAATTCTCGGCCTCCACCGATGGCGGCGCGGCCGCCACAAACGCCAACATCCAGAGCTATATGAACCGGCTCTATATGTCCTGCGTGCGCGGCTCCGACGCGCCCGATCTCGTCGTCGCCGACAACAACTTCTTCCGCCTCTACTGGGAATCGCTGCAGGCGATCCAGCGCATCACCTCGGCCGACAAGGGTATGGCCGGCTTCCAGTCGCTGCAATACATGGGCGCCGACGTGATCTTCGACGGCGGCTTCGGCGGCGGCGCGCCTTCCAACCAGATGTTCTTCCTGAACACCAAATACCTGTTCTACCGCCCGCATCGCGACCGCGACATGGCCCCGATCGGCGACGAGCGCATGAACACCAATCAGGATGCGTTCGTGCAGCTGATGGGCTTTGCCGGCAACCTCACCATGAACAACGCCTTCCTGCAGGGCGTGCTGTTCGCCTGATCGAACGAAAGGAACAAGCAAATGTCGATCGCAACCATCCAGTCCGATCGTCTTGGCGCGAACCCGTTCGTCGTCGAAGGCCCGATCGTTTCCGGCTCCGGCATTCCCGGACCGAACTTCGCCCTCGGCGCTGTCGCCGGCGGCGATCGTGAAGCCGAATGGGTCTATTGCCAGCTGGTGCTGGCCGCGCAGACGACCCTTCAGCCCGGCCAGTGGTTCCAGTGGACCAAGGATTATGTCGCTTCGCTGCTGACCACGGCCAGTGCCGTCGTCGGCCAGCGCTGCGGCGTCTTTTCCGGTGCCGCCCAGCCGCCGACGCTGACCGGCGGCCCGGTTGGCGCCATCACCCTTGCCCCCGGCACCTATTACATCTGGCTGCAGCGCAACGGCCAGGCGCCGTCGCAGGTGGCGAGCGCAACGGCGGCCGTCGTCGTTGCCGAAACCACAACCACGGCAGGCCAGGCAAGTGCGCCTGCCTCGGCGACGGTGGGCACCAAGGCGATCGCTAACGTCAACTTTGCCGCCGCCAACCAGACGTTTACGGCAAACACCGTCAACGGCTCCAGCGTTTTGACCGGCCTTGCCGGCCTGAATGCCGGTTCCGGCCCGTTTATCGGCGCGGCGGTTGCCGGCACCGGCATTGCGGGCGGCACGACGATTGCGGGCATCAGCTACAGCCCGAACGGCATCGTCCAGAGCATCACGCTCTCGGCCAATGCGACGGCCAACGGCACGGGTATCACCGTCACGGCGACGGGCGTGCTCGAGGCGACGCTGATGCGGCCGTTTCTGTCGAAGGTGAACTAAGCCAAGCCAGCCGATGTTTCTATGCGTGGCATGCCCCTCATCCGGCTGCCGCCACCTTCTCCCCGTAAAACGGGGCGAAGGGGGCAAGCCGCCACGTCTCCGTCCCTCGCCAACGTTCCGCAGGGCACGTCCCCTCTCCCCGCTATTACGGGGAGAGGGTTAGGGTGAGGGGCAGCCATCGCCACGAACATCGCAGCTGGCGCGTCCCCCGCTCATCCCCATCTCCCAGACATCAACAGCGAGACCAGCACATGCCCGACAACACCGGAATCTACGCCTCCTTCAGCCTCGAACCGGTCGAACAAACCTTTCTGACCGAGAGGGAAGGCCGGCCGATCTTTGCCGACAAGGAATTCGTCCGCATCTTCATCGCAGGCGACAAGCACACCGAGGTCTATCGCGAGGTGACCGACAACGACAAAATCCGCTTCGCCGATGCCTATAAGCGCTTCAAGGACGGGGCGGCGGCCCGCGAGCAGCTGACCGGCACGCCGCTTTCGCAATGGCCCTATCTGAAGCCCAGCCAGATCAAGGAGCTGGAGGCGGTCAATATCTATACCGTCGAGCAGCTGGCAGCGCTTTCCGACACCGCCAAGCAGAAGATCGGCATGGGCGCCAGCGAGCTGACCGCCGCCGCCCGCGCCTATCTGGCGACCGCCGAAAACTCCAGCGCCGCTTCTGCCTTTGCCGCCGAAAACGAGCGGCTGAAGGACGAGGTGAGCCGCCTGCAGGCGCAGATGAAGGACATGGCCGCCCGCTTCGAGGCGCTCGAAACCGAAAGCGGCAGCAAGTCCCGCGGTCGGCAAGCAGCCTGAAGAAGCGCTGACGCAAGCGGCCCCCTCATCCGACCCTTCGGGCCACCTTCTCCCCCAGGGGAGAAGGGAGAATCGAGGCGCCGCCACCTGTTTCTTCTCCCCTCGGGGAGAAGGTGCCGGCAGGCGGATGAGGGGGCCACACGGCAACACCCTCACGCAAATTCACCTTCCGCCGCCAACCGCTCTGAACCGGAGACCCCGCATGTCGCTCCTGACCATCATTCAGAACGTCTGCGCGGAGATCGATCTCGATCCGCCGACGGCCGTCATGTCCTCGGCGGATCCGCAGATCATGCAGCTGCGGATCCTCTCCACCCGCGCCGGCCGCGACTTGATGCGGGCCCATGACTGGTCGGCGCTGATGGTGCGGCGGCAATTCGCAGCGACGGGTGCTGCCCCCGAGCCGGCCGAGCCGCCCGGCGACTGGGACCGTTTCGCCGCCAATGCCAGGATATGGAACGTCTCGCGGCTCTGGGCGCTGAACGGCCCGGTGGAGCCGCAGAGCTGGCAGCGCCAGACCATCCTCAATGCCAACCCGGTGCCGCAGATCTGGCGCATGGCCGGGGCCAAGCTCGACATCTACCCGAATGTTGCCGGCGAGACGATGGAATATGCCTATATCTCCGGCTTCTGGGTGGCGGTGAACGGCGGCGCCACCACGGCCGGCAACTGGGCGAACGACACCGATACGGCCCGCTTTCCCGAAGAGCTTCTCGAACTCTCGCTGATCTGGCGCTGGAAGCGGGCCAAGGGCCTCGATTACGGCGAGGAGCTCGCCAGCTTCGAACGAACCAAGGAAGCCGCCATCGGCGCCGACCGCGCCGCAAGCCCTGTCGACCTCTCGCTGCCGGCGCGGAGACAGCCCGAGAATTATTGGCCCGGCACGATCACGGTTGAGACCCCATGACCCGCACACCTGTTCCCCCGAACGGCCGCACCCGCCGCGTTTCGCCTGGCAAAGACTGGATCGCGCCGATCGGCGGCTGGCGAACCGATGTCGAGATGGCCGATATGCCCGAAGACGCTGCCTTCCAGCTCGACAATTTCTTTCCCGAGGCAAACCGCGTGCGCGCCCGCTACGGCTTCCTCGCCTTCTCAACCGGTCTCGGCGCCGACGTGCAGACGGTCATTCCCTATTCCGGCGTGACCAACCGGCTGTTTGCCGCCGCCGGCGACAAGATCTTCGACGTTACGGCGGGCGGTGTCGCCGGCGCGCCCGTCGTCTCGGGCCTCGCCAGCGCCCACTGGTCGGTGCAGCAATATACCAACCCGGCCGGCCAGGAATTCCTGCGCCTCGTCAATGGCCTCGACACGCCGCTGATCTTCAACGGCACCTCCTGGACGAATAATTTCCTGGTGGGCACGGCGACGCTCGCCACCCAGAATGTCGCGGTGCGCAACACGGCCTATACGCTGAGCTTCTTCGGCACCGGCTCGGTCACGCTTTCGGGCGCCTTCTCGGGCACGCTGAACGGCACGGGCGTCGGCAACCGGGTGTCGCTCTCTTTCACGCCGGCGGCCGGCACGCTTGTCGTCACCGTGACGGGAACGGTCACCAATGCGCAGCTGGAAAAGGGCGCGGCCGCCACGCCCTATGTGGCCTCGACGATGATAACAGGCATATCCGACGCCTCGCTGCTTGCCGCCGTCACCGCCTATCGCTCGCGCCTGTGGTTCATCGAGCGGGATTCGACCAATGTCTGGTATCTCGCGACCGACGCCGTCAGCGGCGCGGCGACGGTCCTGCCGGTCGGTGGCAACATGAAATATGGCGGCACGCTGGTAGCGATCAATGTCTGGACGATCCCGGTTGCGACAGGCCTGCAGCAATGCCTGGTGCTGATCTCCTCGGAGGGCGAGGTGATCGTCTTCCAGGGATCCGACCCGTCAAATGCTGCGAACTGGGGGCTGATCGGCACCTTCAAGCTCGGCCGGCCGCTCGGCAGCGATCGCTGCCTGCTCTCGGTCGGCGCCGATCTGGCGATCATGACGACCGACGGGATCGTGCCAATCACCAAGGCGGTGCAGCTCGATCGCGGCGCCACCAGCCTCGGCGCGATTACTGCCAGAATCGGCCCGACATGGCGCGAGACGGTGGCGGCGGCCGGCACGAGCTCTGAGGAGTGGCAGCTCTCGAGCTTTCCGGCGCGGCAGATGGCGATCGTCAACCTGCCGTCCTCCTTCGGCCCCTATCAATATGTGATGAACACCGAGACCGGCGCCTGGTGCCGCTTCGTCGGCATGCCCGCCTCCTGCTGGGCGACATGGCAGGACCGGCTGTTCTTCGGCGCGGCCGACGGCACGCTCTACGAGGCCGAAGTCGGCGCGAACGACAATGGCGCGGCGATCGACGCGCTGATGGTCGGCGCCTGGAGCCGCTTCGGTGACGGGCTCTCGACCAAGCTCTCGAAGCTGATCGGTGTGACGGCGCAGATCGGCGTCTCGACGCTGATGTATGGCGGCATTTCGGTCGACTACCAGACCAAGGTGCCGACGGCGCTGCTGTCGTCGGTCGAGAACAATGCGGCGGCGAAATGGGGAACGGCGGTCTGGGGTGTCGCGAAATTCCCCGGCATTTCGCTGGTGCGCAAATTCGCCTCCGCTGGCGGCGCCGGTTCAGCGCTCGCGCCGACGATCCGCGCGCTGATCTCCGGTTCGTCGGGCTCCGTCTCGGAAGCCGCGGTCGTCGGCGGCTCGGTGCTTTACGAGCGAGGCGCGCCAATTTGATCGTCTCAGAACCCAGCGCCGAGATCGCCGCCTGGGTCGGGGCCAGGATCGGGGTGGAGTTCCACCCGCCTTATACCACGCTCGCCCACATCGACCGCGGCCGGATCATCGCCGGCTTCGTCTTCAACGTCTGGACCGGCCAAGATGTCGAGATCTCGCTCGCCGCCGACCGGTTGTCGCTGACACTGCTGCGGGCAGTATTCGACTACGTCACCCGCCAGCTCGGCTGCCGCCGCGCCACCTGCCGCACCCGCGCCGACAACAGCAACGCCCAGAAGCTGCTCGCCAGGTTGGGCGCTGAGCCGGAAGGCCGCCAGCGCGGCTATTTCGGCGATTGCGACGGTCTGCTTTACGGAATCATCAAAGAGGATTTTCCCTATGGTCTCCACGCCCAAGGCCCCGAAGGCGCCTGATCCGACCCAGACCGCGGCGGCACAGACGGCCACCAACGTCGACACCGCCATCGCCAATGCCGGCTTGAGCCACACCAACCAGTACACGCCGGATGGCGCGCTGGAATACAAGGTCACCGGCTACCAGACGATGAAGGATCAGAACGGCAAGAGCTACCAGCTGCCGACCTATTCCGCCTATCAGACCTATTCGCCCGAGAACCAGGCGATCTACGACCAGACGCAGCAGACGCAGCTCGGCCTTGCCAGGCTCGCCAACGACCAGACCGGCAAGATTTCCGGCATCCTCGGCACCAATGTCGATCTCAGCGCCGGCAATGTCGACAAATATGTCAATAATCACTGGCAGTCCGGCTTCAACAACCAGTGGGACCGCGACCAGGCGAGCCTCGAGCAGAGCCTTGCCGACAAGGGCATCTCGTTGGGCTCGGCGGCTTACGGCAACGCCATGCGCGATTTTTCCACCCGCAAGCAGGCCGCCTCCGACCAATATCTCGGCGACATGTATTCGAATGCGCAAAACGCCATCCTGACCGAGCGCAACCAGCCGCTGAACGAGATTTCAGCGCTGATGTCGGGCTCGCAGGTGCATCAGCCGAACTACGTCAACACGCCGACGACGCAGCTGCCGACCGTCGACCAGGCCGGGCTGATCAACGAAAACTTCAATCAGAAGATGGGCATCTACAACCAGCAGCTCGCCCAATCCAACGCCGCAATGGGCGGCCTCTTCGGCCTCGGCGGAACACTCCTTGGCGGCTGGGCGAAATCCGACCGTCGGCTGAAGGAAGACATCAGACGCGTCGGCACTTTGGAGAACGGTCTGCCGGTCTACGCCTTCCGCTACAAGGAGGGCGGCCCGATGCAGCTCGGCCTGATGTCCGACGATGTGCGAGAAATCCACCCGCACGCCGTGTTCGAACATGCGGACGGCTTCGACCGCGTCGATTACGGAAGGGCAGTCGCATGATCCCAACCATCTCAGGCGGCGATACCGGCAGGACACAGAAAGACATCGACGACCAGCGTAAGCGGCTGGCCTACACGATGCTGCAGCAGGGCATGGATGCGAGCCCCGTGCAATCACCCTGGCAAGGGGCAGCGCGGTTAGCGCAGGCCCTGATGGGTGGGCTGGAAATCAGGCAGCAGAATGAGGAGCAGCGGGCGGGGACTGCCGAGGCCCCGGGGTTGCCTTCAACTCCGCAGGCCAAAGCTCCTGGCTTCCTGACCTCACTGTTCGGCGGCAAGCGCAGTGCTCCGTGATACCGCATGCCCCTTCGCCGTCGTCTAGGGCGCCGGCATCCAGCCGCGGTTTAGCAGCTATCCTTCCGCCTCCGGACCTTTTCGCCGAGCGGACAATGCCACTCCTTCAAACCACAATCCGATGAGCGGCCCACGAGCTAGGCGCGAGGGCCGAAAGCCTTGTCGATCAAACTCACCATTCACAGGAGGTCGTAATGCCAGATCCTAACAAAACTCCGGCTGCCCCGCCGAGAAGAGTTGCCGAGCTTAGAAATGACCCCTACGCGGGGCAGTCAGGCGATCTGTCGGTCAACAATGCCATACGCGCTATCGCCCGCGGCACGGGCGTCGGCCCCTATCTCGACGAAGCGAATGCTGGGACAGCTGCACTCTTGGCGCCTATTTTTGACCCAATGCTGCCTGATGGGTTGTTTCCGCCGCTGCCGGGCAGAACGCTTGCGGAGCGGTATGAAAACGCACTGGCTATTCAGCGCGGGATGGATAAGGCCTTTGACGACCAGCATCCCAATATCTCCACGACATTGCAAGGGGCCGGGGAGCTAGCCTCTGACGCAGCTTTTAAATTGCCGTCAGGTATGACGATGAGCATGGCGCAGGGTGCTTTTGAAGGGTTCGGGTCCGGGGAAGGCGGTTTCAGCAACCGGGTTCAAAAAGCATTTGATGCGCTGCCGAAGAGGCTTTGACAGAATTCGGTATGAATGCCTTAAAAAGACGCGATCTGATGCCGTCGGAACCCGGTCCCGAAGCTGGTCGTAAATCCGGCGCCAAGGCCCTGACGCGTGCGCTCCTTAGAGCCCACGACCGAAACGGCGGTGGTGGCGGCTGGTAACCCCCGCATATCTTGCACAATTTAGTACCCCAGTGCCTTCACGCTTATCGGCATAGCCCACATGATCAATTTGACCAGTTGGCTGACATACAAGAACATGTAACCGGCGACTAATGCTCCGCGGGTCCTCAACGTCATCGATATGAATTTGGGCACCAATCTTTCCGTAGAGCTTGCGAACCTGTGGGGTTCATATGTCAGCCATCCTCGAAGGTGATCTGGATCGGTAGCGTGACCAGCAGCAGTGTTGCGTGCCCATCAAACTAAGCGTGCCGCCCAAGGAAACTGATCGATCAGCCACCCGCGCCGGTGTCTACGGCGCCGATCTCTTGTTCAGGAGAATAGTCCGACGCAGCTCAGAAAAGGTTGCTCAACCCGAATGGCCTCGCAATGCGCGGGGCGTTTTTCTTTGGAGAAGATGAATGCCCAGAAATCCATCAACCGGCGTCTATTCGAAACCCGCCGGAACGACACCGTCCGTCGGCCAGGTCATCGATCCAGCCCCGTGGAATGCGCTGACCACCGACCTCGGCAACGAAATCACCAATTCGCTGCCGCGCGACGGCTCGGCGCCGATGGCCGCGCCGCTCAAGGCGGCAAGCGGCACGGTTTCGGCGCCGGGCCTTGGCTTCGCCTCGAACCCGCTGACCGGGATCTATCTCAAAGGCGGCGGACAGCTGGGGTTCACCCAGAACGGCGTCGACGTCGTTTTCGATAAAGCGTCGGTCTATGCGGCGAAGTCAGGCGATTACATCGCGCTTGCGTCCGACGACAACGCCGTCCACCGCTTCACCGCGGTCGCCACGCTCACCCTGACCGCAGCGGCAACGCTCGGCGCAAACTGGCACTATTGCGTCATCGCCGATGGCGGCGACGTGACAATCGATCCCAGCGGGTCGGAGACGATCGACGGCGCGGCCACGCTTGTCCTCAAAAACGGCTATAGCGTCGAAATCATCTGTTCCGGCGCCGCCTTCTTCACCAACAAGCTCTTCGCCAGGATCCAGAGCAAAGCAGACAGTTCGGCCGTCGGCGATTTCGTCGTCGGGCTCATCCTTTCCAATAACAGCAGCAGCCCTAACACCCACGTGGATTTCTCGCCAGGCTCTGCCAGGTCGGGCGCAAGCTTCGTCGCCAGCGCCGCCTCATTCACAAAGCGGGTGACGGGAACATTTGCGGCGGGAACGGGCGCAGGCGGCCTCGATGCCGGTGCCGTCGCAGCAAATGCGACATACTTTGCCTATGCTTTGCGCAAGGACACCGACCTGTCTTTCGACGTGGTTCTCTCGACCTCGGCGACGATCGCCGGCGTCACCACGACACTGCTCACCGGCTATACCATTGTGAAATGCATCGGTGTGGTACTGACGGATGCAAGCTCGCTCATTCGCCAGTTCGTCATGTATCCGCGCGACGAATATACCTTCGTTACGCCAGTCAAGGATGCTGTCGGTGCCGCGATTTCTACGACTTCCGCACTCCTTGCGCTGACGGTGCCGAATGGAGCGCGGGTGAAAGCGAAGCTACGGTTTGAATTCACCTCGTCGGCGGCGACTAACGCAGCCCTGCTATCGGACCCTGCTCATGGAACGCTCACCGCGGGTGTCGGTAGCGACGGCGCTAATGTTGGGGCAATTCAGGTCGCCAACGGCTTCGCCGTCGGGTCGCAGGATATCTGGACAAACACAAGCAAGCAAATTCGCCAGGTAACTGGCGGCTCGACCGGGAACCTTTGGCTTTGGACCGATGGCTTTTATTTCCCCTGTGGGAGGTATGCGTAACGCCGTTTGTTTCCCTCGTGCGATCGTGCAATGGATGCCGTGTCCGAGGTTCTGGTGGGGATATGCGCACGCGATCACTGGCAATAGACGACGTGGTGGGATAATCACCCTCGAACCAGGAGGAAGTCATGGCGACCGACAAAGCATCGTACCGAAACCGCGGAGGAATTCTTCAGCGTCTCGTTACCGCCTACAAGCGATTTCGCTACTTCAGCCGCGCCGGCTCAAACGTTGTTGTCAAGCGCAGCGCCGAGTTCCGCATGGTAAAACACGCAGTTCTCGAGGTCGGTAGCAATGTCACGATTCAAGACTATTCCTTCTTTCAGCTCACGATGCCTGAGCCGAAGGTGTTTATTGGAAACAATACCGTTATTGGCCGACGGAACATCATCACTGCCAAGAATCGCATATCCATAGGCAATGACGTGTTGATCGGTTCAGATGTCCAGATCATCGATCACGGGCATGGTATGCGGCGCGATGCGCCGATCAGGCTTCAGAAGGCTGAAATCGGCTTTGTTGAAATTGGTGATGACGTCTGGATTGGCGCAGGTGCCAAAATACTCATGAACGTCACGATAGGGACGGGCGCCGTCATTGGAGCAAATTCCGTCGTCACGACCGACATTCCCGACTACGCAATTGCGGTGGGTTCCCCGGCGAAGGTTATCAAATACCGCACTTGAAACAGATTCTGATTATATGCGGTTTTCATTGACGCGGTCGTGCCACGTCGTTTTAGGGTTTCGCTCCTAATTCAATCCGGTCTGCTGGCGGCGACCACCTTTCGTTTAAGAGTCGTAGCTACCGGCATCTAATTCCCATCATCGTCGGACTGGGCCGTCATCATTCCATCCGTGTAGGGATCGACCGGACCTTTACGAACCAACCCGTTGCTTAGGATGCCGCAGAAATCAGGACCATCACCGCGCGCCGCGTCACATTTGCCGGGGCGATTGGCAATAGGGGCCATCAAAACTTAAGAGATGCCTTGCCGTATAATGTTCAGGGTCTGCTATCTTGACGATAAAAGCACTCGCCGCATAGGACCATTTGCTTTGCACGTCGGGTCGGCGATTAATGATGTAGAGGCATCCTGGAACGTCAAACGGCGCGTCTTCGACTTTGGACCAAGCTCCCAAAAACCGTTTGAAATTGCCAACAAATCCAGACCAGCCGCCATATGCTGTCATGGAGTCATAATCCAGAATCAATGCATCGCGTTTCCCAGTCGCGGCTTCATGCAGCCCGGCATATTCTCCCAATCCGGGCATCGTATCGAATGCGTTCAGGCCGGATCTATCGAGGATCACGTAATTGCGGCTTTGCAGAGAGGGGGTGTTCCTGATGGTGTCAGCAAAAGCCTCCTGGCGCAGGTGGTCGACATAAAAAGTGGCATAAACAAACCACCAATTCACAATGAACACCGCAATCAAGCCGGCAAATGAGGCCACTTTCATCCGATGACGTATATCGGGATCCTTTGCCGGAAAAACCGCCCATATGATCTTCAAAAGACCCAGCGTGGAAAAAGCGGCGCCAAACGGGAGCAGCACTTGAAAACGGGTCGCCATCCAAGGCTCATAGGAGGGTTCTTTCCCGACCAATACATAGGCCGAGGCTCCCAGAACCAACAGCACTACACCGATGCTTATCAATCTCTTTCCATTGCATTCGGCCTTCGTGCCGCTCGCCGCAGGATTGGATCTGATTAAGTAAACAACCAACAAGGCAGCCAAAAATATCGTAAAGGCGACTGGTTTTCCAATATATATTCCATCATATGGGAATAAATACAAAGCTATAACTTTGATTTCAGATATTACTGCGCCAAAATTGATGTCGATGATATTGTATTGGGCGGAAAACATGCCGCTTTTCTTGAATAAGAAATGCTGTATTGCAGCGTAAAGAAAGGGCAAGAGCATAATCGCAGCCGCTCTCTTTATGATGTACTTGATCTTGTTCCAATGATTTTTATTTTGAATTGGGTCTGTTAATGGATCGCTCTTCTTGTAAAACAGGAATGCGGCAATAAAAAACACCAAAAGAAAGAAAGGTATGAGGGCATTAAACTGAAAGGAAAAAATAAATAACGCGTATGAAAGGTATTCTGTGTATATATTTTTATTCGTAACCGAAGTTACGAGAATATATAATGCAAAAACAAATATAAGTAGAAAAAATAGCCCAGGATTGTTTATAGCTGCAATTCTTGCATAGTTAACAGGCAAGGCTGCCACGAGAAATGACAGCGCTGTCGCGTCAGATTTTGAGAAATTGAAAGACTTCAGGATAAGGTAGAATACATGAATGATGAGATAGCCGAGCGCGAAGGTTGAGAAAGCGTAAAACCACCAGCCGATCAGTTGAACGGCATAATGATAATATCCAAGAAGGGGAAATCCGGCCTGAGTAAAAACAGAAACAAGCATTTCTTTACTGGCGCCAGAAAGGCTCCAGTCATCCCAATATCGTGCGTCCGATAAAAGAAAGATGGGAAGATGGGCGCCCATGTAAACGACAAATATTTGCAATTCAGCTCTTTTGAAAAGTCCTTTAATCCCGGGCATCTTATGGCTTTCCTTGCGCAAACGGGACATCCATTTTTGTAGAAAATCTCGGTATTGCGTTGTGAGCTCTGTCATTGTTTGTGTTCTAACCACCGTCAAAATGGAATGAGCCATCGATGAGGACGGCAATTCCAGCGAATGAGACCGGCGGACAGCTACGATGGCAACGAATGTGATTCACTTGCCAGACGTGCATAATTGATAAATGGCTTTGGTAAAGCGACTATTTGCAAACAAACGGTCCTTTCAGGTGAAAACGTACCGCCGCGAGGGTTGTGGGTCTTGGCGGAATTCGCTTGTCTTGTGTGGATTATAATTTATTAGGGGCGCAAGGCGGCCGCTTTTTTGCTATCGCGCCTTAACGCTATGCTGCTTCGGATGTTTGTGAATGAACCGTGTCTCTTTCGCATTGCCTCACCTGATCGGGAAGGAGGCGCTCTATCTCAACGAATGCCTTCTCTCGGGCCAGTGGGGCGGCGATGCAAGCTTCACAAAGCGGTGTCATGGGCATCTGGAATCGCTGTACGGTGCCAGCACGCTTTTGTGCCATTCCTGTACCGCCGCCTTGGAAATGGCCGCAATGCTTCTCCGCCTTGGTCCGGGGGACGAGGTTATCATGCCGTCGTTTACCTTCGTTTCGACGGCTAATGCAGTGGTGCTGCGCGGGGCTGTGCCGGTATTCGTCGATATCCGCAGCGATACGCTCAACATCGACGAAACGCTGATTGAGGCTGCCATCACGCCGAGAACCAAGGCAATCTTCGTCGTTCACTACGCCGGAGTGGGGTGCGAGATGGAACCTATTCTGGCTATCGCCTCCCGCCATGGACTGGCTATGGTGGAGGATGCGGCCCAGGCTTACCTGGCTTCCTGGAAAGGCCGGGCTCTCGGAACATTCGGCCAGTTGGCCACTTTGAGCTTTCATCAGACCAAGAATATTGTCTCTGGTGAAGGTGGGGCCTTGATTGTCAATGATCCCGGTCTCGTCGAGCGAGCGCAAATCATCCGGGAGAAGGGCACCAATCGCTCCCAGTTCATTCGGGGCGAAGTGGCCAAATACGACTGGCAGGATATGGGGTCGTCCTTCCTGCCATCCGATTTGGTGGCTGCCGTGCTTCTTGCTCAGCTTGAGTACGCCGAAGAGCTGACGCGGCATCGGCTTTCGCTGTGGCATGCCTATGATGCAATATTCAAATCGGCCGGCCATAACGGGTTGCGCCTTCCTGAAATCCCGGCCGACGCTGCACATAACGGACATATCTATCATGTGCGCTTCACTGATCTTGAACGTCGCGAAGAGACGCGCCGCAAATTGGTGGCGGAAGGCATAGGGGGCGTTACGCATTATGTTCCTCTGCATTCGTCGCCAGCCGGTGAACGATACGGACTAACGGGATCGTCGATGGCGGTCACCAATGAGACGGCCGATACTCTGCTTCGGCTGCCTCTGCATGGCGGGCTGACCGAGGCAGATATTGCCCGTGTCGCTGGCCGGGTTCTGGAACTTGCGCAATGAAACGTTGCTTGGCGTGTGATGCCGTGTACGAGGCGGACATCTGGCGATGCCCCAAATGTGACACGCTCGTGCCTCTGGAAGATGGTTTTCTGTCATTTGCGCCCGCACTTGCCCGTGACAATGACGGTATGGCGAGCAATTCACATGAACAGCTTCAGGCGTTGCAGCATGGCAGCTTCTGGTTTCGAGCGAGAAACCGCCTGATCACAGATCTTGTGCGGCGATATTTTGCCAGCAGCCAACGGGCGCTGGAAGTGGGATGCGGCACTGGCTTCGTCCTCACGGCTTTGCGCCAGGCTCTTCCGCATGCGGTCCTGTGCGGCAGCGAGATCTATCTAAACGGCTTGCCTTACGCGCACGAGCGATTGAAAGGGGCGGGGCAACTCTTTCAGATGGATGCGCGCGCCATCCCTTTTCGTGAGGAGTTCGATTTGCTTTGTGCGTTCGATGTGCTTGAGCATATCGAAGAGGACGGGCTGGTCTTGCAGCAAATGGCCCAGGCCCTGCGGGCGGGCGGCGGAGTGTTGCTGGCTGTTCCGCAACACCCCGGCCTTTGGAGCCGCAACGATGATCTGGCGTTCCACAAACGCCGCTACCGGCGCGGAGAGTTGGAGCAAAAGTGTGCTGCCGCCGGCCTTGAGGTGATTTTCTCGACATCATTTGTAACGAGTCTACTGCCGGTTTTCGCGCTCCAGCGCTCCACGCGCAGCCGCTCCAAGGATCACGATCCTGCGCGGGAGCTGCAACTGCCGTGGTTCGTGGACAGGTTGTTCGAACTGTTGCTGGATGGCGAACGACAGATTATTCGCCTCGGGGCGCGCCTGCCGGCCGGCGGATCGCGTTTCGTGGTGGCGCGAAAGACGCCAGGTGCGCGGTCATGAAACGCGTGGCGATCGTTCAGTCATCTTATGTTCCTTGGCGTGGCTTCTTCGACCTGATCAGCCGCTGCGATGAATATATCATTTATGATCAGGTCGCCTACAGCAAGGGCCACTGGCACAATCGGAACAAGATCAAGACCGCAACGGGCACGCGCTGGATGACCATTCCTGTGATGACCAGCGACAGGCTCGGGCAACCCATCGAGGATGTTGAAATCAAGGGAGATTGGGCTCAGGCACATTTTTCGCAGATCCGTCAGGCCTATAAGAAGGCACCCGTCGCCAGAGTTTTTCTCCCTCTTATCGAATCGCTGTACAAGCAAGCCGAGGAACTGCGGCTCTTGACAGAGGTCAATGAGTTGTTCCTCAGGCATGTCGTCGAAATGTTGAAGTTGGATGTTGTGATCACCCGCGACAGAATCTACTCTCCGCGCGGGACGCGAAGCGCGCGGGTCCTCGAGACCTGTCTTGCGGCCGGAGCAACACATTATCTGTCGGGTCCTTCTGCGAAAGTGTATTTGGACGAGACCATGTTTCGGGATGCGGGGGTTACGGTGGAGTGGATGAGTTATGGCCCCTATCCGGAATACACCCAGCTTCACGGCGCTTTTGACGGGCAAGTCAGCATCATTGATCCTATTCTGAACGGGCATGGGGCTGCACTTACGGCCATGCCCGGACAGCAACAGGGAGCAGCAGGATGTTGACTCGTTTGACTTTCCTTTGCAAGGCTGGAGACGCTTGGCCACATGGCTTTGCAGCTGAGCAGATTGGCCGCGCATATATGGGGCGCAAGCTGTGAATTATTCCATCGTGGTGCCGATCTATCGCGATGGCAGTTTGGCCGATGACCTCTGCGTGGAAATCCAGCGGGTCATGCGCGCATTTACAGGGCGCGAGGATCTTGGGGCGATACTGGAGCTGATTTTCGTCAATGATGGCAGCCCGGACAACAGCCTTGAGCTGCTGCTCGCGTTGCAGGCCAAGTTCGATTTCGTCCGGATCATCGACCTGTCAAGGAATTTTGGGCAGCACATTGCCATCGCTTGCGGCTTCCGTGAGGCCACGGGCGATGTCGTCATCCGAATGAATGTCGACATGCAGGATCATCCGGACCAAATTCCAACATTGCTCGAGCATATGGCGGCGGCGAAGGCAGACGTTGTGATCGGGCAGTACGAGCAACGCGAAAGCCCGCTGATCAATCGTCTGACCGCTTGGCTCTACTTTAGTTTTTTTCGAATCATGACCGGTCTCGACTCGCCGCAGAACACGTCTCCCCTGCGTGTCCTGAGCCGCCGATACGTCAATGCTTACAATAGCCTCACGGAAAAAACACGGTTTCCTCAAGGTCTTGATCAGTGGATGGGCTTCTCGCCGCGTTACACGCGCATCGCCCACCGGCCGCGATCGACCGGCAGGTCGTCCTATAATTTCTGGTCACGGCTGCGGCTGGGGCTTGATGGGCTGCTGTATTTTTCCGAGCGCCCACTGGTGATCGTGATGTCGCTGGGGCTGGTCCTTAGCGCATTTGGTACAATAATGGGCTTGTTGCTTGTGGTGATGCGCTTATTTTTGACCGACATCGAACCCGGCTTCACGTCTCTTGCTGCGATCGGCCTGTTTGCTTTCGGTGTCCAGCTGATTTGCCTGGGGGTTGTCGGCTTTTACGTCGGGAAAATTTTCAAGGAAGTTCAAAATCGTCCGCTCTATGTTATCAAGGACAGATTTTGGAGATAGAAAACCGCTGCTTACCCAAAGATCAGAGATAGACCATGTCGCACGAATCCACCACAATCAGCTATTCACCCTCCACCAGCATCGACGCCCGACACAAGATATTCGAGTTGCAGAAGACCTATCCTGCAACGCCGGAGGAAAAAGAGCGTTCGCCCGGTCTTTTCCTGCGTGGTTCACTGCTGGCGCGTATTCTGGCAATCCGGGATATTTATGTACAGATTGTCGATATTCCCGGCTCCATCTTGGATATTGGCACATGGCGCGGCCAGACAGCGGTGCTGTGCGAGAACCTCCGGGCCATTTATGAACCTCTGCACCTCAATCGTCGGATTGCCTGTTTCGACACGTTCGAGGGCTACGTCGGCTTCTCCGACAAGGATGCTCCTTCGGAGTTGCATCGCGACGGCACCTATGGCGTCGGAGGCGAGGAATATGCCGTCTATCTCGATGAATTGCTGAAGCTGCATGAGCAATCCAACGCCATGGGAAACAATTTCGGCAAGCACAAGGTGATCAAGGGGAACTGCCGCGAGACTATCCCGCAATATTTCTCTGAAAATCCCCATGAATTTGTGGCGCTCGCCTTTTTCGACGTAAATTCCTATCAGCCGTCGCTGGAAGCCTTTGAGGCTGTTTGGCAGCGGATGGTGCCGGGCGGCATTGCTGCTTTCTGGCAGTTGACGAGAAATGTCATTCCGGCTGAAGGACGCGTCTATGCGGAAGACATTATCGGCAGGTACGGCCACAGTCTGCACCGCTGCCCGACCTATCCGGGGCTTTGCTATTTGAAGAAGATCTGAATCGTATCTTGCGGTTGCTGGAGTTGACATGAAACGTGTGGTGCTGGGAAACGGCGTTGTGGGATTGTCGATCGCGTTCGGCTTGCTGCGGCGCGCAAACGCTTCGGATGAGATCGTCGTGGTCGGTCCACCGCAGCGCCCAGGGTCCGCGACGCTTGCCGCGGCGGCGATGCTCAATTCCTTCGCGGAAATCGAGCATGGCGGCCTCGATACCGATGTCGATCTCTTTCGATTTGAGATGAGTCATCGCGCGACGCGCCTCTGGCCCGCCTTCGAGCTGGCGCTTATCGACGCAGCAGGCGACCGACTTCCTCATGGTTGCTCCTCCTGTCAGGGATGCGCAGGCGGCGGCTGTTTCAAATCCGGCACTTACGTTGTCAACAACAACGCCGCCGACGATCTCGACGACCTTAATTTCGACGCCATCCTCTCTGCGCTGGTCGATTTCAACGAGCAGCACAGCGTTATTTCGCCGAAAGACATTCCCCACTACAAGCCGCACCAGCGCTACCGCGCGAGCCGCGCCGTCTTCATTCACAATGAGGGCTGGTTCAATCCGCGTCTCATGCTGGAGAAGATGGAGGGTGCGCTGCGCCGAGCGCCGGGTGTGCGCTTTATCGACGAAGGTGTCGATCGTTTCCACCACGCGGATGGGGTGATCAGTCATGTCACTCTGATGTCCGGCAAACAGGTTGAGGGCGACCAGTTTGTGCTTGCCACCGGCGCAACGGCGTGGGACGTTCTGGATCGTAGCGGGTTGCGGGACCTGATGCAGCGCATCTTCTATGGTATCGGCACATCGATAGAAATCCGCAGCCAGGATAATGCACTCTCCCATGTCATCCGCACCCCTAACCGCGGTCTGGCCTGTGGCCTGTATGCTGCGCCCTATTTTCAGGGGCCGAACGAGCCGAACGATCATGTGCTCGTCGGGGCCAGCAACTTTATTGCGCCGCAGCTTCACGCGCATGGCCGCCTAACGAGCATCGAAGGCCTGCTCAACGGGGCCATAAAGCAGATTAACAGCAAATATTACCGGGCCGACCTGATCCGTGTGAACGTCGGTGCGCGCCCCAACAGTCAGGACACCTACCCGCTGCTCGGGCAGACGTCGATCGGCAATCTTTTCGCTGCCACAGGAACAAAGCGAGACGGGTTCCATCTCGCTCCTTTGATATCCGAAGTGATGGCCAAGATGCTGCACGGCGACGCTGTGGACGAGGGTTATGCGTTTTTTGCACCCAGTCGCAAGCCGTTGCGTACCATGACGCGGGATCAAGCTGTCGCGAAAGCAGTCCGCCATCAGATGAGCGCGGCCTACCAGCACGGATTTTCGCCCGCGACGAGTCGCATGCCGGAACAGCTCGAGGCAAACATGCGCGACGCCGTGGAACGTTTGCACGATCAGATCGGCGCCAAAGACTGGGGTATACCGCCTGAGATGCTTGACATGTATCGCTACGGACATGCTATTCCATGACCAAAGACGTATTGAGCGCGTGCCAGCCTGTTTGCCGTAACCATCACGACCGCAGCGTAACGCCATGAAGTTGCTTCTGGCGATCCTGCCGACCGTCATTCTTACGCTGTACAGTCAATTCATCACAAAGTGGCGCATCGGTGTGCTGGCCGATCAGGTCGGCTCTGCCACTGCGCTGACGAGGATCATTCGCTACCTGAGTGATCCACTGGTTCTTTCATCGTATGCGATGACCCTTATCGCGTCGTTCGCGTGGTTCGCCGTGCTTGAACGCTATGAACTGTCATTGGCCTATCCGATCTTCATCGGTGTGATGTTTGCTTCTGTGACGGCTGGAGGCATGATCTTCTTCGGCGAGCCGGTAACCGCCATGCGGATTCTTGCTATTGTATTGATCTTCATGGGAATTATCACTGGCACGCGTTAAGAGTGATCTAAGGTGACCTGGCATGGCCTGTTGATTTGTACTGGCCTGCTGGAGCCGTTCTCTTATTCAAGAGACGGTAGCGAGACTTAGAAAACGGAAACAAGGGCGGCTCTTCGGGGTCGCCTTTTTCTTTTCCAAGAGGAAATCCCATGCTCGTCCATAACTGGCGCGCGGTGCTGCGGCGCGCCTGGAGCGTCCGTCTTATGGCCTTGGCGCTGCTCTTCATCGTCCTTGAGCCCGTCATCAATTTCGCCGCCGCCTGGATGCCTTGCAACGTCTACATCCAGCTCGCCCTATCGGTGGCATCGGGCCTCTTCGCCGCGGCGGCGATCGTCGCCCGTATCGTCTTTCAACAACAAATCTCAGGAGAACTGAATGGCAAACCGCCTTCAGAAGGGTAGTGCTGCGGCTGCCATGGCCGTGGCGCTCGTCGGCAGTTTCGAGGGGCTGCGGCAGAATGCCTATCCGGATCCGGCGACCGGGGGGCAGCCGTGGACGATCTGTTATGGCAGTACCAATGGGGTCAAGCCTGGGGATCGCAGGACGGTGGAGCAGTGCAGGGCGCTGTTGGCGCTGGAGCTTCAGACCTATGCGCGCGGTGTCGAAAGCTGTGTGCGCGTGCCGCTGCCGGATGCGCGTTTCGTGGCGCTGACCTCGTTTGCTTACAATGTCGGCGTCAAGGCGGCCTGCAGTTCGAGCGCGGTCCGGCTGATCAATCAGGGCAGGACGGCCGAGGGCTGCGAGGCGCTGTTGAAGTGGAACCGCGCCGCCGGCATCACTTTTCCCGGCCTGACGCGCCGCCGGCAGAAGGAACGCGCCTTCTGCCTGGAGGGCGTCTGATGTTCGGCCTTCTCGATACGCTGAAGATGGCCGCCGGCATCGCCGCCGGGCTGCTTCTCTATCACCTCTATGCTGTGGCGATCGGCTATCCCTCGGCGGCGCGTGAGGCGCGCGCCGGTTACGTCGTGCTGGCCGAGAAGGCTGCGGCCGAAGCCTGGGCCGCCGAGATGCAGCGCCAGCGCGATGCGGCGGCCCGCGCCGGTGAAGAGCATCGCAAGCGGCTGGAGGCGGCCAAGGCCGCCGAGCAGACCGCCAGAGACACGTTGGAAAACGAGATCCGATCCTATGAACTTGAGCTTTCGCAAAGGAACCGCGCTTGCGCTGTCACTGCTGCTGATCGTGACTGGCTGCGCCGCCACTGAGCGCCTGAACCAGGCGGCGGTTGCCAAGGCGAGGGCTGCGGCCGGTATTGTGCTGCCGCCGCTGCCCGATGATTTGAGAAGGCAGGAAGCGCATGCGCCCGTGCGCGAAGGCGAGCCGCTGATCGCCATCCTCGCCCGTGAGCGCCAGGCGCTCGACCGCGCCAATGCCCGTCAGGGGCGTACAGTGCAATTTTACGACGACCTCACCAGCCGATACGGAACACGCCGATGATGAACGCCATTTCGCTTGCCCTTGCCAATCCGCTGCTGAGCGGGACGGGCGGCAATGCGGGAGATCCCGACCGCTACATGTTCTTTGCCACCCGCAACCGCATGCCGTTGGGCGGCATCGTCACCGCCGCCGCCGGGACGAATTATGTCTGCAGCAAGGTCGTCGTTTGCACGCCGCAATATAAGACGCGGACCTTCCGCTTCCACCTTTCCGGCTTCGCCTCGACGGAAGGCGGAAACTCGCCGCAGGAAACCATCGTCACCGGCACGATTGGTGCGCCCGGCAATTCGGTTGTCGCCGACGCCATGTTCATCCGCGTCGCCGGCATCTTCTATCAATGCACATTCGCCGGCGCGAACACGGTGACGGTCGCCGACCAGACGAACGGCGCCTGGACGGACGAGCTGACCATTGCCGATGTCGCGCCGGAAAGCGAAATCGAAATCTGGCTGTTTTATCACACCGCCGTCGGCGACAAGATCTGGCCGGTTTACCGCATCCAGAAGCATCGCGGCGAACGTGTCTGGGGTGCGAGCGATCTCGACACGCTGCTTGCCTTCAAGGACACGCCGCTCGCCGACAGCACCGCCGCCCTCGATACGAGCTATGGCCTGCAGGCGCAGCCGCAATATTGGGGAGCCGATTTCATGGTCGCCAAGGGCGATTGGGACGGAAGGCCGGTCGCCCTCGGTTTCGTCGACAGTATCGGCGAGGCGCGCCAGGAATATTCCTCCGCCGCCGACAGCCGCGGCAATCTCGGCTGGTTTCGTCGATGGCTCGACAAGGACGGTGGCGCCGGACGAATTCCGCATTGCCTGATCGGCATGCCCGGTGCCGGATCGGTGCGCGAATACACTGGATCCGGCTCGTCGATCGCAACCCGGCGAAGGGATATCATCCGCGAGATCAAGGCGTTCAACGGCAACAAACTGCCCTTCACCGTCATCGCCAACCAGATGGGGCAGAACGATACTTCGACCTCCTACAGCACCTGGTTCAATACGAACTATCGGTCGCTCGTCAACCGCATCCGCGCCGAATATGCCGGCGTCAGGATCGTGGCCTTCCCGCCGCTCGGCCGCACGACCGTCACCAAGTCCGCAACGCTGACGTCGGTGGGAACGACGGTCACGGCAACCCATTCCACTGCGACGGGCGGACTTGTGACAGGGCAGACAGTCACGATCTCTGGCGCAGCGCAGGCGGAATACAATGGCAACGTCGTGGTGACGGTATTGAGCCCGACGCAGTTTACCTATCAGTTTGCCGGCTCGGCCACCTCTCCGGCGACAGGATCAATCATTGTCAATGATTTGGGCATGCGGGCCGCCTGGCAGTCTTACGGCGCAAACAACACTTACCCTTCCGACGGAACCGATGCTTCCGGTAAATGGCGTCTGCGTGACGACATTCTCGCCAGGACGTCGGCCTGCTGCGATGACGCCATTGATACCTACGCAGCCTGGGCTTCGACCGAGAAAGGCGGTGTCTGGCCCGGCATGCTGGAACTTCCGAATACGACAATCGCCGTGCAGGCGGGAACGGATGGCGTCACGACGTATAACCAGATCACCGTCGCGGAGGCGAGCATTTTCAGGCCAGAGCAGCAGCTGCATATTTACGCCGGTCCCGAGGGCGTCGTTCGTCTCAGCACCCAGAACATCGCCAGCATTTCGGCCAATGTGATCACCTATATGGGATCCAGCGCCGTCATCCTGCCGGTGGGCTCCATCGTTCGCCCAGCCCCATCTGTCGGCGAGCTCTCGCCGCTATCCCTTGTTCACCCGCAACCCATCATGATCGACCGCATCGCGAGCGGCATTCCGCAATCCGAAAAGCTGAAATTCAATTCATAACAGGGTGCCGACATGACATCGAATGACGATATCCTGCGCGCCCTCGGGCGCGTGGAGGGCCGGCTGACCGGCATCGAGGAAAATGTCGCGCTGCTGCGCCAGGAGATGAGCGACGAAAAAGCCAATGCTCATGATGGAAGGGCGGTGATCCACAAGCGCCTCGACGAGCAGGCAAGGCAGATTTCCCATCTCGATACGAGAGTGGCGATCAGCGGCGGCGCCGATGCGCAGATCCGCGCCGAGATCGGAACGCTCAAGGAAACCATCGAGAAGAATCAGGAGACCGTCGGGCCGGCGCTTGAGGAGTGGAAACGGATGAAAACGATCGGCTACGGGATCTCGGGGCTGATCGCCTTTGCCGGACTGACGACCGGCGGGATTGTTGCCTATGCGAGCGATGGCGCGGTGGCGGCGCTCAGGCATTGGTTGAAGATCAGTTGAGCAAGATCATAAATCTTTTCTGGGAATCCGGCATGTGGCAGGAACTTCGCAAGTAAACGCAGCAAAGCGCCACGCGTCCGGTGTGATATATTGCTGCAGCCGAAGCTCAACCGGCATATCGAAATTTTAGCATTCTCTAACGAACCAAACCGCCGTCTGTTTGTTATCCTTTTCAGGAGGAAACAGACATGAAGAGCATGAACAATCGCCAAGTTCGCATGCCCGGTCCGCGGGAGCATGATGTCGCGGAGCATTGCCGCAAGTTTGGCATTGGGCCGGCGGAGGAGAAGAAGCTGAAAAAGCTGCTCGGGTCTCACGCGCCGCTGCACGAGATCCAGGCCAATGCGCCGCCGCGCCAGCCGAAATGGCGGTGA